CAGTAGCTGGGGACGGTGATTGGAAACTTTCATGGATGCAGTATGCAAAACATGCTGATCTTATTATAGGTATCACATGTAGGAAACATAGTGGCACCTCTGATGCAGTCATGGATATTAGACATCAATGTGACACACTACTGTTAGCACCAGAGCAACATGAAGTTCTTGATACTGTAATCATACCTGCACGAACCTATCACGAATTTGAAACAAATGCACTCTGGACGATGTACATGATGTTAGAATCTATTGGTGTAGAATTACCAAACCTACCACATATATTATGACATCATCTGATCGAGGACCTCAATATTATAAACGAGGTAAAACACAAGTATGGGATTTCATACGTGAACAGGAACTTGACTTCCATCTTGGAAACGTCATCAAATATGTCTGTAGAGCAGGTCATAAAGATGACGACATCGCAGACCTAAAAAAAGCAATTCACTATCTTGAAAATGAACTCGAATATCGCACCACTCGTTGAGAAGTTTGACGACATTACTGATCGAGTAACGAACATCTATTGTATTGATATAGATGGTACGTTGACTGAACCACACGAAGGAACACCATGGGATGCTATTCCTGTGACCAGTCGTATTGATAAAGTAAATAAATTATATGACGAAGGTGCAACCATATATCTTATGACTGCACGAGGATTTATTAGAAGCACTGCCATGCATGAAGATATTACAGCAGCACAGAAGGAAGCAGATAATTATTGTAGAGAAAGAACTGAAGCACAACTCACTAAGTGGGGTGTGAAGTATCACAAATTATATTTTGGTAAACCTAGAGCAGTGATATATGTGGATGATCGTGCAATGTCTGACCACGAATTTTTTCAAGACTAGATTGTAACCACTCATAAGATCTTTGGTATTCTGGATTGTGAATAAATCTCTGAGTATCTTGTAAGAAACCATGCTGCATTAGATCTTCAAACAATTCTTCTGGTGACTTTAATACATCAAGTCCTAACATTTCTATAGTAAGATAATTTCTTACTTGTTTGTCAATATCATGCCAATTCTTTGTCCACTCAAAGAATGTCTTTTGATCATTAGTCAACCAATCATATCCCCATTTCAAATAATGGATCACCATTGTTCTCTCTCTATCCATTTCATCAGGAGTTTTGGTACGATATTGTTCTAACTTGTCATAAACGTGCACTGTTTTATCTAAGAGCCCAGCATAATAAACGTCAGTGCCAGGCCAAGGGATGTAAATGTGATCATGTTTGAGTATATTATATGATAAAGTCTCTTGTCTTGTAATAGCATCAGACATTTGTATGAAGTTACCATCACCTAGATCCAACTTGTCCCAGTGTTTCCATATATCACAGTTACGCCATGGTAATAAGAATGTGATGGGGCGTGGTGCTGAATCTATCACCTGCTGCACTGACTCAAACTCATCCTCTCTTATGGTAACTTGATCGTCTCTTGGTAAGAAGAATAAAGATCCTTCTGATTTTATATCTTCTCTGCTGGCAACCCGTCCCAACTCCCACAAGAATGGTGCAGTGCCATAGTATGCTACGTTCTTTGAAAATTTAGAAGCATTTATTTTATCTGCATGATGTTTTGACCATGCATATATGAATTTACTATTGAAGCAATCACGTTGTGTGTACATGTGATCATATCTACCTATCGCTTCACGACATACACCTGGTAGAATGCCAAATAAAAACGAGGTGTCTGGGGATAATCCCAAATACCTCGCCATTGTGTGATGCCACTTATCTGATTTATCAGCGTAATTATGTTGTACCGTAGTATGCTCCACCATTATGAGATGCTGTATCAGTTGCAGGTCTTGAGAACCCTTGGAACTCAGTCTTTTCAACAAGTATAGTATCAACCTCTGCATCTGTCAATATACCTTTCTCTAATAATAACTGAACTAAACCTTCATTTGATACTTCAGTCTTATCTTCAAACCATGGTGTCCACAAGGTATGATGAACGTAGTCTCCTATATCTCCGTATGCTCCGTTTATTGCTTGTGTATACAAATATCTTGAGTGCTCGACTGTAGAATCTGTAGGAGATGCAGTATATGCTAACCACTCCTCGTCTAATGGAGAAAAGTCTACCTCCATGTCGATCATATTCTTTTCAGGATTTGCCCACTTTGGGTTCCTTGCTCTTGCTACTTCGTAACTTGTGTCTGCCATTGTTTTTTAGGAATAACGTAACCAAAGGGTTGATGAGTATGCTACAGTTGTGTTGACTGTAATAGAACCGAGGTTCACGTTGACTGCAACGTTACCTGCAACTGATAATTCGTCAGTATCTATGGTTCCTGTGTTACCAGTAATACTAAGTTCGTCAGTAGCAATGTTACCTCCAACTGAGAGTTCGTCAGTATCAACAGATGGTGTGACGTTGAAGGATCCACCTTTACCACCCTGTATATTACCAGCGACGTTTACGTTCTTGTTACCTTGAACATTACCTGATGCAAGTGAAGCATCACCTTGAATGTTACCTGATACAGTACCTGTAACGTTACCCTGAACATTACCACCTGACAAAGCAGCGTTACCAGCTGCAGAACCACCGACTGTGCCTGAGTTTGTCAGTGCTGCACCTGAGTCATAACCCATACATCTCCAGTTACCTGATGGTGTATCATTATGAACACGTCCAGTTGCGTCTGAGTATCTAAGACTAGAACCTGCTAGTGTGTCACCTGGTGCATATTGAGTGTTACCACTCGATTGTTGCATAAAAGCATAACTTCCAACTGAACCAACAGTTGCACCTGCGTTCAGTGTGGAATATGTAACTGATGATGTGTTTATCGCATCAAGTCTGCCACTTGAATCTATGGTTATTACTGGTATTGCATTACCAGAACCATAAGTACCCTGTGACACATCGGTAGTTACGTTCGCATTAGCTGCATTACCGTGAAAAGCCATTGATTACTAATCTCCTTCTTGGTTATTTATAAGTTTTATACTTGTTCCAATACGAAGCGGAATTTCTTACCACTTCTCTTGTTCATAATGAATAGATCATCCTCACCCTCTTGGATTTGGTAGTGACCCCATGACCCATCGACATTGTTGCCTCCACGATGTTCGTTAGATAGGTGAAGGTCACCTGTTCTTACGTCATCAGCGTACACGTTTGCCCATCTGACTGAGTTTGTACCCAAGTCATAAGTTGAGTCTGCTGCAGGTGTAATCGCATAAGCAGTCAGTGTTGCAGTCATAGCGTCTGCAGTGTCTGATCTTAAAAACTGTGAACTATCTAATGAGTCTAGTAATGCAGCGTTTGTTGCTGTACCAGATAGACCACCACTAAATGTACCTGCCACCAATGTATTTGTTGATGGATTATAATTTAGACCTGTGTCTGTTTCACAACCTTGAGTTCCAGTAGCACCGTCTACAAATACTGGATATACTGTCTCGTTTGCGGTATTATTGGCAGTGACAGTTACATTTGTACCCTCTGTTGCAGTGTCAGCATTACCTGTCACATTACCAGTAAGAGTTCCAACGAATCCAGTAGCAGTTACTTTTCCAGTTGAAGGATTGTAAGAGAAATCTCCATCAGATTCTAATCCAACATTACCAGTTGCAGAAGCATCTTCAATGAATGGAATTAGATTGTTCTCGTTTGTGCTCTCATTATCAGCGACTGTGACATGAGTAGCATTTAATGCTGTTCCTGTTAGTGTTGCTGTGATAGTTCCAGCAGAGAAATCTCCTGAACTATCTCTGAATACTATTGTGCTTCCTGTGTTGGCATTCGTTGCGTTGGATGTAACTGTAAATGTTCCACCCTCAGAGTTCACTGAACCTGAGATACCGTTTCCAGATGTAGCACCGTTTAGTACATAGCTTCCTGTAGTGTCAGTTGCAAGTGCAACTGAGTTTGCCTGAATCGTAGCAGCACCTGCTGCGTCGATAGCGATGTCTCCTGATACCTTACTAAAGACATATACTGGAACTCTTGATGCAGCAGTCTTTCTGTTAGTACCACCTGCACCATCATCTACGATTAGTAAATCAGCATCTGCTAGTGCAGCACCTATGTCTGTACCACCATCAATCTCTAATGAACTCAATGCAACCTTGCCAGGTGACGTGATAGTTGCAATATAATCGTTAGCGATTGCAGTACCATTCCATACACCTGTTGATATGGTACCAAGAGCAGTAAGTGATGATGTTACAATACTAGATCCTAATGTTGTTCCACTCAATACTGTTGTGCTGTTTAGTTTGTATCCTTTACCAGATGCTAAATCTAAGTGCTCTGATGATGTCCATGAGTCAGTTGAATCAACCCAGTTGAATGTTTTATTACCATCACCTGATGTCAATGTAAGACCACCACCGTCAGCAGCAGCATCGTTTGCTGCACCAACACCAAGAACTACGTTCTTGTCCTCAATTGTCATGGTTGCAGTATTGACTGTGGTTGTAGACCCGTCAATTTGCAAGTTACCTGTAACTGTAAGGTTACCTGTGACTGTGGCGTTGTCATCAATAGTTGTAGTACCACCTGCAGAATCTATAGTAAGATTACCTGAAGAGGTATCAATTTCGTTATTTCCCGTTACGCCTATCTGAACGTTGTCTATGCTTGCTCCACCGTTAGCATCAAGAGCACCTGTTATGGTAACACCCACATCGAAGGTTGCTGCTTCTGCAACTGTTAGCCCGTCTAGTGTGGTTGCTCCATCAACATCTAATGTTGTTGATACTGTAGCAGCACCAGTAACAGCAAGAGTTGAACCGTTGAATGTAAGATTACCACTGTCCTCTA